TTGAGTAACTAGGTTACCTAAAGGTCGCATCAGCACCAGCTGTACTGCTCATTCACACTTACCTGATTATCGGTGTGTGTCTGCGCTATAGTACAGCTCTCTGTCTCTGTTGATCAGTCGAGTGTTTCTTTGAGGTTTTGAGGAGGATTGCCGAATTCATGTTTCATCACATAGGTACTGTAGCGGCGCTTGTACTTGAGGCTGTCGGCCTCTATAGGAGGGGGGAGGTTCTTTCCGATCCTCCACAGTCTCTCATTGTGTCTGATCGCCAGCACGTTGTCCTCTCCAGTTCGCCTTATCAGCGATCTGAGGGGGACGGTGCTGTCGAACAGAAGATTGAGACACTCCCTCTGGACCGTTCTCTCGTACAAGTGTACCCCCGCCGCTTCTCCGTCAGTCGTGCTACCTGGCGGCGGCACCCTCTTTTCAGCGAGGTTCCAGATCACCCAGCTCAACTCGCCGGTCCCCGCCTTGGCCGGCCGTCGTTTACCCCACTCACTCAGAATCCTGTGCGCGATGCGCAGGTCGAGTTGAGTTGGGTTGCGATAGCCCGTCAGGCCGAGTCCTCCGAGCCATTCTGGGATGTACCATGGAACTCTTGCCTTCGAGAGAGTGTCAAAGTGCTTATCGATGAACATGTTGTGCACTTTCGGCTTGAGATGAGGTGGGCAGTGTGTGATCAGCTCCCTGTACCTAGCCCCCATTGTCTTCTTCGGATCTGCCAGGTCGTTGAGACCCAGTGCGCCGCTCCGCTTCAAGCCGCGCAGCAGTCCAAAGTTGACATAGGGGACGAAGGTGAAGGGGCACTCGCGTGTGGAGATCTTCCCGTCTTTGTTGATCGTTTGGATCCTGTGGAGATGCTCTGGCCCGGTGAGATATATCGCGGAATTTATTTCGCAGAAATCTTTTCCGAACCAGGTCTTTCCTACGGATTCCTCCAGACCCACAAATGCAGTAATTTTACCCCACGCGTTTCGTCCAGTCTGTGTTATTCGACAAAGCATGTCGTCGCCATTTATCATGAGTGGTGTGTCTCGGAGCAGTGCCCTTCTTTTCAAGGCACCAAGCTCGTACGCCCACCTGGAGACTGCAGCGTTTGCGATACACAGAATTGGAAAGCTCACTACACTACCCATCAATTGACCCCGCTTCTGTGGTTGAATTCCTGTTTTTGTATCAAAGAGGTACCCTGTCAGTTGACTCAGGAGAAGTCGATGCTCAACTGGGTAGAGTTTCAGACAACTTGCGATTTCATTCGCGATGGTTTCCGAGACCCAACTCAGCAGATTATCGGTCGCTCCTTTGTAGTCCCCCGACAGGTAGCCCTCGGCTTCCTTCAACGACCGTCCCAGACGGTCGAGGAGGTAGCTTTCCGATACTGGCTCGCCCAATAGTCTGAAAGTTGGGTGTTGCCGCAGGACATTGTGC